ATTTCACGACGGACTCTCGCCTCGGCCCCCTCTCCCATCGTCCCCCTGTTTGCACGGGACTCAAGAGTTCCTCTGACACCACCACCAAGAGCCCCCAGACCCGCCCCATATGCAGCACCAATGAGCCCTTCTTTTGCGCGGTCTAAAAATGGGCGATCCCAGTCATCTGCGGAAGTTCCTCTGGCCCCCCATGAGCGGGCGTACGTGTTGAGTAAAGCGTCCGACCCTTCCTGAAGGGATTCCGCAAGTACTCCGCTGCCCGTTCTCTTTAGAAAGGTATGGCTCATTTTAGCTAAACCCTTCTCTAAGACTTTACTAGTTATGTCTTTCGTAGCTTCCCCTAAAGAAGCATAGGGTTTCTGCCTTAGTTTCTCTAGTATGGCTTTAAGTCCGCGAGTAGTCCCTC